CCATAAGGGTGAGATACATCTCAGTCAAATCTTGTGATTGTGTTGTCCAATGGCCTTGATAGATTTGAGGGAGGTTTATACTAGTCTCCCAACCCTGAGCGCGCATGCCGCTGGCGAGTTCCACTACCGCCAAAAACGCTTCTTCTCGAGACTGGCCCAACATGAGACCTCCAACTGAGAGTCCCGTCGTGCCTAGGGTTGCGGCGAACGGGTCGGCTGGCAACGGCGGCACAAATTCTCCTTCGGGGGCGTATACTGAAACACAACTCCACCCATCTGTACGCATCAATATCCGATCCTGTTGGATCAGGCCGAATATCGCTTGGCCGGAGCCCGTGCCAAACACGATGTCTTGTCCGCGTGCCTCGAGTGCCACCCAAGAAACTCCGTCGCCAACAAATCCTGTAGATTTTGTGCCAGAGCCACTAAATGTCACAGATGCAGGCATTTGATCGCACGGCGAAACTGAGCGCCAACTTGTCGTTAGCAACCACACCGGCACCTCAACCATCACCTGAAGTTCTGCAGTACGCTGTTCGTCGGACGGGACCAGTTCGCTTTGGATAGCTGCCAAATCGACAGTGTTGTGGTCACCTCGTAGCATAATGAAGGGGCAGTTTTCGGAACCTGGATACATGGAGCCGATGATCCGATCAGGCGTTGTGGACTCAATAAACAATCGGGGTGGAAAGTACCCCGCTGGCTGATCGATCCAGGTTATATGGGCCGCCAAGATGCCGTCAGAATTAGTTTCCGTGAATTGCGCCAGATAACTACCGATGAGGCTCTCAGTGCCTTGATCGTAGCCACCGAATGCAATAAATACTTCACCCGCTCCGTCGACGTTCATATCCAAGCGCGAAATCTGATCTGAGCATGACATCAAGCCCGCCCATGGCCCAAGGGCAGGCTCGGCATGGACGGGGCTGGCAAGTCCTAGCGCTGTCAGAATCAACATGAGGCGGACCATCGAGTTCTCCCTCCTGAACGACTTGGCCAAGAAATACTCGGGAGAAGGCAACCGAACAATGACGCTTTTGAGCGAAGACGAAAGTTCTCGGTAACCAGACCGAGGGCCCTCTTTTTTTGCTTTAATTTCAGTGAGTTTGAGCGAAGTCTGTGTCCAGTCAGGACCTACTAGGGCTTGAGCTGGCCATGATTGGATCATGTAGGGCGCTTGAAGCATTGCTACTTTGGCGAAAAGATCAGAAATCTGTCTCCACGTACATGCCCGAGCAGTCGTAAGCGACGGCTGCTGCTGTGGCACCGGTATTCATGAAGAGCCGTGGCGACAGGAACTGCGTGTTGGCAGGTAGGTCGGCAGTGATCTCCTGCTCGAACACCGTGCCCGACACCTCGTCGACCACCCGCACCCAGACAGAACTGCCGTTTGGTGGGGCGGCAATGAAGAGCGTCAGCACCCCACCCGTCGCGATGGCGAAACTCGCGCCCATGTCGGTCAGCGTCGGCGCGCCGGTGCCGTCGTTTGCGACCAGCTGCCAGCGGGTGTGGGTGCCGCGCTGGAACCCAATGCCGATGCAGTTGATGGCGGCGGCCAGCGTCAGGGTGGTGGCCAGCGCGGCAGTCGAGCCATAGAGGCCGAAGAAGCCAATGCCGGTGGCCTGCAGTGTCGTGAGCGAAATCCGAGTGACGAAGGTCCAGCCACCGAGGCCCGCGGCGTTGCCGCGCCAGCAGGCCCAACCCGCAGAACGCTGCTCGGCCGCTGAATCCACCACCGCCGCCGAGGTCAGTCGCCAGCGGCGCATGCTGGCGGCCAAGTTCGTTGCAGCCAGCGTCGGGTGCGAGACGGTCCCGACCGAGGTGATGGGCAGGCCTTCGCTGGTGATCGTAGTCGTGACGGACGGCGACCAGTTGGCAATCCGGTTGACCCCGAAGTGGGGTTGAAGCGGGAAGTCCCGGCCGGAGGGGCGCATGACGTCGATCCATGGTGCCCCCGCCCGATTTCGGGCGTAGACGGCCGCCTTGCCGGAGGGCGGCGCGCTCGGGGCGGCGCTGAGCCCCGGCAGGATAATGGGTTGTGGCAATTCCACCTGGCCGTTGGTGCGATCGATCTTCAGGGCATCGAAGAAAGCCGAGCCATCCGGGCTGACCTTGAAGCTGAAGTCGTCATTGCCCAACAGGCCGATCAGCGCCCTAGCCGAGAACCCAGTCTTGAAGGCGAAAGCTGCATCGTTCCCGGCCGCCGCCTTGTTAACCGTGGCCTCGATCCCGGCGCCTGCGTTGTTGAACAGCAGTGCCGGGGTATTGACCGACATGCGGTTGGTGCTGTCCGCTGTCGCCCCGCCGAGGCCGAGAAGCTGGGCGGTCAGGTTGGCCTGGGGCATGCCGACCTGTGTCACCGCATTGGCGAAGGTCACGGTCGGCGTGTTCACCACCGTGGTGCCTGCTGACCCCGCCGTCGCCGAGCCGATGTTGACGACCGTGGTCGATCCGGATGCGCCGCCGGTGCCGAGATTCACGGTCTTGGTGACGCCGGTGGTCGTCGCCCCAGTGCCCATGCCATAGGTCGCGGTCGTAGTCGCCGTGCCGATGCTGGCCGATGCCGCCGAGACGGTGACAGTGCCCGAGGCGGTCAGCGTACCGGAGAAGGTCTTGTTGCCGGTGAAGGTTTGGGTGTTCGCGAGGATCGCCAGTTCGCTGGAGGTGTTGGGCAGTGTGAAGGTGCGCGTCGTGCCGGTGGTGATCCCCGACAGCGAAAACAGCGCCTTCTTGGTCGGATCGGCATCATTGACGAGGCTGAAGATCGCGTCGGAAACATCCTGCGGCACGCCGACCGGGTCCCAGGCACTTCCATTCCAGACGACAAAGACCTGCTCGGCCGCGATCCAGACCAGCCAGCCTTGGCGCGGCACCAGACGCATCCATACGCCATCGGCCCAGAAGGCGACATTCAGATCCCACCCGGCCCAGAGCCCCGTCGCTCCCGATGCCACAAGGTGCCGATCGCCGTCGGCGGGGCTGGCGGGCGGCGTGGTGCGCGTGCGGTCGAGGACCGAGAGTTGCACCATGGCGTCGAGGAGGCGCAGGGCCTCGTTGTGGGTGACATGCTTCTGGGCTTGGGCGGCCAAAAGGTATGGCAGGCCAAGATGGGTGGAGGTGTCGGACATGGGGCGCGGGCCTTTAGAACTGGAGGATGACAGCGGCGGGATCGCCGCGACCGAGGCGGTTCGAGAGTTGGTAGATGCGGATTGCCAGTGTCTGGCCGGGGCCGAACGGCGCACCCCAGTCGGCGGTCTGCTCGGCGGCGGTGTAGAGGACAGACGTCGTGGTGCTGGTCAGCGTGCGCTTGACGACAGCCCCGTCGAGGATCTGGACGTCGTAGCTTTCCATGTCCTCGGCCAGCGGCACCTCGACCTGTTCCCAGGCATCGGCCACTAGCGCGCGGGATCGCCGCGTCCAGCGCAGGGTCAGATCGCCGGGACTACGCGCTGTCCGCCACGGTTGTGCGACATGGACCGGCGCAAAGGGCACGAGGCCGCGACCGGCTGGCGTGAAGGCGAGCGCGGTGTAGCTTGCGTCATTGACGGCCCGTGCCGCAGGACCGATGCGCCAGTTCCATGGCAGACCGAGATCGGCCTCGGCGATGGGCAGCGGGGCAAGGGCGGAATCCACCACCACCACTCGTGCCCCGGCCGGGGTGGGATTGCCCATCGCGGCTTCAGTGCCGCGCTGGCCGCGCAGGAGGCGGGTCAGGCGATAGCGGCCGGAGGCGATCAATTCGGCGGCTCCCGCCTGCACGATTTCCCAGACGCCTGGCGCGGATTCCACCGCCAGCGCGTTGGCGCCGCCGAACAGGGTCAGATCGGTGACGCTTTCCAGCGTGCCGGATGTCAGATCGACGACCAGAGCATTGCCGAGATCGAAGCGCGAGGTCGGACCCGGGTAGAGGTCCGAGACCAGCGTGCCGATCCGGGCGCGGCCGCCGAAGGTAGTCAGCAAGGCGAAGCCATCGTTCGAAGGGCTGCGGAACACCGCCAACTCGCCCGGCCAGGGAACGGCGTGCGCCGCGACAATTGGCCGGTGCGCGGGCTGGTCCTCGGAGAGCTGCGGCAGGTCGAGCAACACGACATCCGGCGCACCGAAGACCACGGACCGGGTCAGCGAGGCCGGGCGGGGATCTCCGGGCGGCAGGTCATAGGCGGCGCGGTCCTGACGGACGGCCTCCATGCTGAGCCCATCGGAATCGGCGATGGACACGAGGCGCAACTCGATCTCGCGGCCATCATTGGCCAGCCGGATCACGTCTGCTGGGTCCAGCGCCAGCCGCGACGGCGGCAGGCGGAAGGTGGCGCTTTCGCGGCCGATCCAGGCTTCCATCAGTGCGCGGCGGCAGCGGCGTTCGGCCTCCTCGGGCGGGATTGCCATCGGGAAGGACTCGGACGCAATGCGGGTGGTGTCGACGGTGATGCGGCGGGCTTCGACCAGCGCCGCGTCATAATCCTCATCGGCGCGGGCCACCTGCCACTTCAGCGCCTGCGGCAGTTCGGTTTCCTGCGCGCGGACCAGTTCCAGCGCCTCGCCGTCGTGGGACGCCACAAGGTCGTCATGTGCCAAGGTCACAACGGACGCCCGCCCGCGCATTACGAAGCGGATCATGCCTTCGGTCTCGATGGCATCAAAGCCGAAATGCCGGGCCAGCGTGCTGATCGAGGAGCGCGGGGCTTCCAAGGCGGTGATGGCGTAACCTTCAACAGCCCCCCAGAGGCCGGACACGTCGATCAGCGCCTCCGGCATTCCGGCGCGCAGGCAAAGGTGGCGCACGAGGGCCGCCAGCGACACCGCGCCCAGCCGTCCGGTCAGCCAATGACCGAGCCGCCAGTTCGGACCATCGGTCCAGACGTCGGTCAGTTCCGGAAAGAACGGATAGGGCCGCGCGTCCCAGGTCCAGGCGGCGCATTCCGGCACATGCACCATGCGGCCGCCGTAGACGGCGGAGATCGGGTTGTTGGCCGGCTCGCCCCAATGCAGGTAGCTCGCTTCCAGATAGGCGCGCTGGATCGCATCGTCGCGCCAGCCGCGCGAGAAATACGGCGTGAAGCTCTCCGACGACTTCGGGTCGAAGAAGACGTTGGGCTGGTTGGTGCCCCGGTCGATGGCCGGGCAGCCCAGTTCAGTGAAGCGGATCGGTTTGGACTGCGGCACCCATGCGGTGGCCAAGCCGCTCTCCACTCCGCCCGGCCGGTTGAAATGCTGGCTCTGCCACCAGGCGCGGATATCCTTCGGGCGAAACACCCAAGGCTTGCCAACCGCGCCATCGGTGATCGGCGTGCGGATTTGCGCGGAGCGGTCGGCGGCGCTGGCATAGAACCAGTCGAAGCCTTCACCGCCCGCGATGTTCGCCTGCAAATAGGCGCGGTCGTAAATCGCAGGCCAGCCTTCGAGCGCATCTGCATGATCGAAGCCATCCCGCCAGTCGGACAGCGGCAGGTAGTTGTCGATGCCCACGAAATCGATGTTGGCATCCGACCAGAGCGAGTCGAGGTGGAAATAGACATCGCCGCTGCCGTCCTGCGGATGATGGCCGAAGTACTCGGACCAGTCCGCCGCATAGCCGATCTTGGTGCCCGCGCCGAGAATGGCGCTCACGTCGGCCGCGAGGGTCTTGAAGGCGGTGACGGCCGGATACGTGCTGGCCCCCGAGCGGATGGTGGTCAGGCCGGGCATCTCGGTGCCGATCAGGAAGGCATCGACCCCACCCGCCGCCGCGCAGAGGTGGGCGTAATGCAGCACCATGCGGCGCAGACCCCAGTCGCTGGGCGAACCGGTGAAGCTGACGGTCTCGCCTGACACGCTGAAATTGCCTGCCGTTGCAGCACCAAACAGCGCGGAGACCTGCGTTGCCGCCGTGCCGGTCTTGTCGACCGATCCGGCAAAACCCGCTGCCGGGGAACAGGTGATCCGCCCCCGCCACGGGAACGCAGGCTGGCCGGGATTGGCAGCGTTGGCGCTGTAGGGGTTTGGCAGCGTGTTGCCGAGCGGCACGTCCATCAGCAGGAAGGGATAGAAAGTCACGCGTAGCCCGCGCGCCTTCATCTCCTGGATCGCCTGCACCACCGCGAAATCTGCAGGCGTGCCGCCATAGACCGGGCGATCCTCGGAGTCGCGGCTGACCAGATGGGCGCTGGCGCGGCTGACGCCATTCACCGACCAATTGGCGGGGGTGGTGGCCTTGGAGGCGACCTCGACACCTGGCTTCACCTTGCAGGATCCGGCACGCAGATCGTTGCCAAACCAGGCCACGACGAGGCTGACGGTCTCGACGGCCGGGGCCATGGCCTGCAGCCGGTCCAGCGCCACCACGATGTCGGGCCGGTCGGGCAGCGCGTTCAGGTTCTCGGCCACCGTGGCACCGCCGCTGCCCTTGCGGATGGCGTCGGTGGCATAGGTGAACTCGCCCGAGGCCGGGATCAGGGTCACGGCACGGGTCAGGCCTTCGGCGGTGTCGGGATCGGCCAGCGGGCGGAACACTTCGAACGACAGTTGCGGCAGGCGGTTGCCGAAGGTTGCCAGCGCCAGATCCTCGAACACGACATAGGCCGTGCCGCGATAGGCGGGGGTATTGGCGGCCCCCATCTTGGCGGCGATGAAGGGATCGGCCGTTTGTACCTCGCTGCCGGGATACCAGCGCCAGGTCACGCCGGTCATGTCCATTGCCTTTCCGTCCGCCCAGACACGGCCAATGCCGGTGATCGGCCCCTCGCAGAGCGCCACGGCGAAGCTGGCATAGTAGAGGTATTCCGTCGTCTTGACCTTGCCACCGCCGCCACCTTTTCCGCCACCTTGGGTGGTGGTCTTGGTCTCTTCGCGGAAATCGGTGGCCCAGATGATGTTCCCGCCGATCCGCATCCGGCCGTAGAGGCGCGGGATCACCGCTCCTTCGGTGGCCGAGGTAATGCGCAGCGTGTCGAGCCGCGCGCCTTCGATCCGCTGGGCCGGGGCCAACGATGACACGATCCAGCTGTCGACCACGGAGCCCACGGTCGATCCGATGAAGCCGCCGATGGCCGCACCGGAAAAGCCGAGGATCGCGCCACCAAAGGCCCCGCCGATGGCAGTACCGACAGCGCCGAGGACGAGCGTGGCCATGGAAAACTCTCAGCGTTGGGGAAAGAGGAAGGCGAAGGCGATGCGCCGTCGCCAGGTGAGGGTCAGCGGTTCCTCGATCACGCCGAGCCGCTCGTAGGCATGCAGGAAGGTGTCGGGACCGGTGAGGATGCCGACATGCTTGGCGATAGCGCGGGGCATCATGCGGAACAGGATCAGCGCCCCGGGCGGGGCATCGGCGGGTGCGATTTCCGGCATCATCCGTCGTGCGCCTTCGGCTAGAACTTCGCGCGGACCGCTTTCGCCCCAGTCACGACTGTAGGGCGGGATTGGAAACGGCTCGGGCCCGACAACGTCGCGCCAGACACCGCGCGCGAGGCCAAGGCAGTCGCAGCCGACCCCCTTGAGGCTGGCCTGATCGTGGTAGGGCGTTCCCAGCCAGGACCGCGCGATGGCGATGACCAGATCGGGATCGGCCGCTGTCACAGCACAGCCCCCTCATGGCCGCCATCAGTGGTGGCATAGCGCAGGACAGCATCCTGGCCGGGGATATTGGGAAAGCCCCGGAAGTTGGCGACATTGACGAACTTGGTCCCGCAGGTCGCGATGCGCTTGTCGCACCCGGCACGGATGGTGAAGGTGTCGGTCGCGGCAATGGCGCGCACCGGGGCTTCCAGCATTGTCAGGAAGGCGACGCCGTCGACGAGGTCGTGCGACAACACCTCGGCCCGCCGCCCGACATTGGCCCCGCTGGTCCAGTCGAGGGTGCCGAAGGTGAACCAGCCGGAGGTGAAGAAGCCAAGACCAGAGGCGGTGAAAGCACGATCGCGCAGCAGGTCGATGATTGCGCCGGTGCCCTTGAACGCCGGGGCATCGAGATTGACTCCGCACCGCGCATCGCTGAGGGCTGCATCGCAGCTCGCCTGAAACGTCCGACCGACGGTCTGACCGAGGACGTGGGCAAGACTGCGCACCTCGGCGACGAAGGCCAGCCGCCCGCGCCGGATCTGGCCGATGGCCCCGCGCCGCATCAGCAGGCGCTGGGAGGTCGCGGCCCAATTCACCCGCCACACTTCGACGGCCGCATTGTCCCAACGACCGTCGAGGATATCTGTCTCGGTGATCCGGTCCGACGACAGGACCCCTTGCGCGTCCTGCGCATCGACAGACAGGTCGGACCCCGAACGCACCTCGGAGGCCGCAAAGCCGCTCTCCGGTTCAAAATCGGTGCCGTCAAACGTCAGGGTCTGGTCGTGGTCGGTGAAGCCAAGCGTCACCCCATCGGCCCGCGCGATCCGCCAGCACCAGGACAGCGTCGTCGTGCCCTCGTCGAGATGGGCCTGCAGCGCGGGCGACATCGCCTTCATGGCCGATCTCCCCTCGATGCTGCCGCACAGAGGGCGGCAACGAACACCCCCATCACTCCGCCGATGATCATGCCTGCGAAGAACTCAAGCATCGCCCCGGAACCCGCGTTCGATCCGGTCGCGCAGACCGATCAGGCCCAGACCGAGCGTGATCAGAGTCATCGGCGAGGCATCACCCGCCCCGGCAAGGATCGCGACCAGCCTGGCCAGTTCGGCAAGCTGGCCTTGATCGGGCAGGAAAAGCGCTCCGCTGCCGGTCAGCACGGCGAGCAGCCCCGCCCACCAGGTCAGCGAGGTCGGTTGGAAATAGCGCATGGGTCAGACCCTCCGGGTGAGGTTGGAGAAAAAGGTGGCGAGGCGTGCGAGCCAGCCGCTGGGCGAAATCGGCTCTGTTGGCACGGGCAACGGCACCGGCTGGCTCGTCGGGCTCAGAAATGCCAGCGCTTCTGCTTCAGTCAGTCGCCGGATCGGCCGTGAGAAATCCACACGGCCATTGCGATCCACAGCCCAGACCGGAATGGTGCCGGTCGGATAGCGGCCATCGCGGAACAGATCGCGTTCGGCCTCCCGCCGCGTGCGGATGGCGGCGGGGCGGAGCCAACCCATGAACCCTTGCGCGGCAGCGGCGCGGTTGCCCGCGTTCAGATGGCGGCTCAGCGAGGCCTTGGCAATGCCGCCGGTGTTGTAGTGGAAGCTGACCAGCGCATCGAACTCGTGCGGTTCCAGCGGTACCTTCACCGCGCGCAGCACCTCGGCCTCGTAGGCCAGGATGTCGGCTCGGAAGAGCCGGAACGCCTCCCTGATCCCGGCATCGAGATTGGCGGGCATGCCGCGCGGCATCCGCGCCGGATCGGGCGGCCCGGCCGAGGCAGTATGGCCGATGCCGAAGGTCCAGACGTTCTTCACATCGAGATAAGGTCCGGGCACGAGTCCTTCGTGCCGGACGAGGGCCAGCAGGCCCCGGTCGGTCATGTGCATGGGATCACCCGAAGATGGAGGAAAGGATGAGGATCAGGGCGGCGACCAGCAGGCCGATGCGCAGGCGATGGCTGAAGGCTTGTGCCGGGTCAGCGGCATCGCAGCGGATGGCGCGCGCGAGACGGAGAAGTTCATTCATCGGGGTTGCCCCCCTTGCTGCCGCGCAGCCTGGAAAGGACGACCTCGATGAAGGCGGGGCCGAAGACGCCGACCAGATAGGCGGCCGAGCCCGCCGCACCCCCGGCCGGGATCGCTTGCGACGGCAGGCTGAGCCAGGCGGTGATGACCGCCATGGACAGGCTGCCCATCCCGGCCGCGATCAGACCGCCGAGCAGGATGTGGCGCAGGGCGTCTCGCAGCCGCATCCGCGTGGTCAGGGCGTTGGTCGCACCGCCAAGCGCGCCCCAGGCCGCCAGAATGACGGCGGTGGAGGTCGCCAGATCGCGCAAAACGGCTGCGACAAAGCCGGTTTCTTCGTTCATCGCCGGATCTCCAGCAGTGGAATGGATGTAATCGAGCCCAGCCGCTCAAGGTCGAGGGTGACGTCGAGCATGTCGGTGTCGAAACGGACGGGAACGTCGAACTCGAAGCCCGCTGTGATCGCCAGGCCTGCGCCCGGGGCGGTGGTGAAGGTCACGCTGCCGGTGGCGGTGTTGACGCTCCAGCCGGTCATCTGCTCGACGCCGTTCAGGGCAAGACGGACGGTCCCTGCCACCGGCTTGGCGATGGCCCGGGTCCAGCTTTGTGCGCCGGAAGTGTAGCGCTTCAGCAGGGCGAAGGTGGTGACTGCGCCATTGCCGGTGCCGATCGGCTGATCGATCGGGGCCACCGCCTGCGAGGGCAGGCAGGACTTGTAGTCGGCCCAGTCCTTGTAGCGAAACCCGTGCAGGCGGCCGTTTCGCGCCTCGAAAAAGGCGACGACCGCCGCCAGATCGTCGGCACGACGGATGCCGTAGGCCACATCATAGCGGCGGCGCGAGTTGGCCCAGCTGGCGTTGCGCTCCTCGTCGCCAGAGGCCAGTTCGACCACTTGCGTGCGTCGTTCCGGCCCCCCGCGCGCCCCGCGGCTGATGTTGTCGGGGAAACGCACCTCGTGAAACGCCATCACATGCCCCTTCGACCCAGCGACACTGCGCGGGCAATATCGCTCGCCACCTGCGTGCGCGATTGCCGGAAGCTTTCGGCGTCGCGAGCCATGATTGTGACGTTGACGGCGGGTGCGCCGGACTGGCCTTGACCGTATCCAGCGGCCTCGCGGCGCGAGAGGACACGCTCGCCCTTCTGCAAGATCGCCGGAACCTCGTCTGGCTTGATCCCGGCCCAGCCGCCCGCATGCATTCGCGGGGCATTGGCAAAGGCCAGTGCCGGAACCATGCGGCCCGGGCCCGGCGAGCCGACCATGCCACCGGCATGGAGGATATTGGCGAAGATCCCGCCCGCGCCGCCGAGGGCTCCGGAAAGGGCGTTCGCAATCGGCCCAAGGATGAAGGTCCGCGCCGCCAGCTTGGCCAGATCGGCGATCATCGACGTGACCAGATCGCGGAAGTCGAGCTTGCCGGTCTTCACGAACTCGCCCACCGCGTTCTCGGCCGAGGTGAAGGCACCAACGAGCGCCTGGCCGATATCCCCGCCGATGTTGCGCGCTTTGGAGGCGTAATCAGCCAGCGCGGCGGTCACCCCACCCCACCCGGTTGCGGCCTGGTCAGCACCTGCGGCAGCTTCAGCCCCGGCGTCGCGCGCGGCTGCACCCGCAGTCCCGGCAGCGACAGCGGTGTCGTCCAGTTCGGTGTTCAGGGCATCCGCCGAGTTGGCGGCATCTGCTAGCGCCGTTTCGGCATCCGATCCGGTGCCGCTCACCGCATCGCGTAAGGCTTTCCAACTGGCCAGCGGACGCCCGGCAGCATCGGCCAGCATGCCTGCTGCTTCGCGGTAACCGTCAGCCCGGCCACGCGCATCGTCTGCCATCGCGCCCAGTCCGAGATCGGGCGGCTCCAAATACGTCCGGGACAGCGCTGCCGAGAAGGCATCTGCTGCGGCCGCCCCGGCCGCTGTCGCCGCACCCTCGAATGGGTTGCCGATCCGGGCAAGTTCCACCGGGTCAAGCGTGCCGATCCGGACCCCGCCTTCGCCGACCGCCCAATCCGGCAAAAGGTCCAGCGCGGCGTTCAACCCGTTGATGAAATTGTTGATGCGCGTGACGACGCCATTCAACATCGCCTCGACCCCGGAAATCAGCCCGTTCGCCGCCTGAAAGGCAAAGTCGCCGATGGCGCCGGGAAGACTGCCCCAGATCGCGACGGCCGCATCATAAGCCCCCTGGAAGATCGCGGCCGTCCGGTCGCCGAAGCTGACCACGCCCGCTATGGTGCCTTCCAACGCCGACAGCCCCGCCGCCTTTAGCCCCTCCCAACCCGCAGCCATGTTGGCAAAGGCGGCGTCGAGCGACAGGCCGATGCGCGACCAGACTTCTTTCGCCAGATCACCCAGCAGGCGGAAGGCTTCGCCCACGCCGCCGACACGGGTGACAAGCTGCGAGAACTGGTAGACCAGTTCCCCGGCACCAACGATCAGCGCGCCAATGCCGGTGCGGATCAGCGCGCTCCGCAGGAAAACCAGCGCCGTAGCAAGGCCGCGTACCGACAGTGCAGCAACGGCCAGCCCGGCCACCCAGCGACCGGCCATGAAGGCGGCGAAGGTTGCGGCATAGGTGGCAAGCCGTGCAAGGTTGTCGAAGACGGCAGTGATCGCACCGCCGATGGGCCCGGTGCCGCGCGCCATGTCGGCCAGTGCGTTCGCCACCGTTTCCAGCGCCGGGGCGACGGCAGCGGTCAGGCGGTTGGTCAGGCCGAGCCAGATCAGGCTCAGCTTGGCGATGGCATCGCCGGTGCGTTCGATCTGCGCAGCGTCGGCCGCGCTGACCGCCACCCCAAAATCCTGCACGTCCTGCGCCGCCTCCCGCAATGTGGCGGCGTCGATGCGCAGAAATGCCAGTGCCGCCTGGTCACCGAAGAGGTCGGATGCCACGGCAGCGCGTTCGGCCTCGGACACGAACTGGTTAAGGGCCTCCTGGATGGCGACGATGCGCTGGTCGAGCGGCAGCGCCTGCAATTGGGCGGCGGTCAGGTTCAGCCGCTGTAGCGCACCAACGGCCGATCCTGACCCGGCGGCGGCTTCAGACAGCCGCGTAGTCAGTTTCTTTGTGGCCTGTTCGATCTCGCCCATTGAGACACCGGCCAGCTCGCCAGCCCATGTCAGGACCTGCAGGCTTTCGACAGTTGTCCGGAGCGAAGCGGCCATGTCTGCCTGTGCGCCGATCACGTCGAGGCCGGACCGGACCATCGCCACGCCTGCGGCAGCTGCGGCAGCTGTCACGGCGGCAAGTGCGATCCCGGCCTTGCGGGCAAAGCTGCCCAGCCGGGCATTGGCCAGTTCCATCTCGGCGGACAGGCGGCCGAAACCGCGCGTGCCCGCCTCGCCGATCCCTTCCAGTTCGGCCCGAACCTGGCGGCCGCCTTCCGCGACAAGCCGGACACTGACCCTTTTCTCAGCCATGGCCGTCTCCGATCTGTTCGTTCAGCTTGCGCACCATCACCGCCTCAATCTCGGGCAGCAGTTCGACGGCGATGAGGGTGTCGATCCCGAGGGCATTGGCCATCGCCAGAGCTGCTCCCATATCCCAGCCTAGCACCGCGCCGGGGATGACCCGCAGCTGGCCACCAAGGCGGCCGACCAGATCCCAGACCTGCCAGCCGTCTTCTGTCTGCGGCCGGTTCAGTCTTGCGGGGCAGTCGGGGCAGCGCCCCGTGCAGGCCGCGCAGTAGCGGTCGCCCCCACCGAAGGACCAGTCGGCAAGGGCGCGGAGACGTTTTTTTCCGCGTCCAGGATGAGGCCCTTGGCGACGTACTGGGTCTGGAACGCCTCGAAGACCGGCCAGATTTCCAGCAGTGCGTCGATGCCTTCGGGGGTGACGAGCACGGCATCGCCCGCCTCGTCGCCGACACCCTCCCAATCCAGCACAGCACGGCGGGCGACGGCCTTGGCCATCGCTAGGGCCAGTTCCTGTTGGGTCGCGGTGTCCGGCAGAGCTTCTATTGCCGGGTCGGCGCGGGCAGACACCATCAGCGCGGTTGTCAGTGGTGCTACCCGCAGGCGCAGGCCGGGGGCAAGAGTCAGCCATGAAGGGGATGCAGTCAGGTTCAGTCTGATCATGGTCAATAGCTCACAACGGTGTTGACGAGGACGGCGGTGCACATGCGGGCGGGGCTGACGGCCTTGGCGGCTTGCCAGTCGAAGGTGGCCTGGATGCCTTGCGGGCCCGGGATCTCGATCCGGGGGCGCGGCAGGTAGACGGCATGGGCGGTGAAGGTGAAGCTGGCGTTGGCCCCGAGGCTCCAGGCGAAGACCAGCTCGCAGGGCGTGCCGTCGATGGCCTGCGTGATCAGCGTGCTGTCGGCAAAGCGCACCTCCACCCGACCGGTCAGCGCGGCCATGCCGGGATCGGCCCCCTCGATGCGTCCGTCCGAGCGGATGGTCTCGATCCGGTCGATGCCGTTGGAATAGGTGACCTCGGCCGAGATGACGTTGCCGAGCGGCGAGCCGTTCCGCGTGATCGCCCCGTTGAAATGCCCAAAGCGCTGCAGGGCCAGCGAGGTGGGCGTGCCTGCGGCCGTGGCCGCTGCAACGCTTTCGCCCTGCGCCACCAGCCGGGCCGTCGCGGTCAGCAGGCCCGACCGCGCCATCTGCCACGACAACTGATCGCAGACGCAGCCGGTGTACATCGCAAAGCGCGGCACCTCGGGCATTGCCGTCTCGATGGCCATCGACGGCAACGTCCAGTTACCGGACTGGAAGGTGTGGGTCTTCGGCGTGGTGCCGGAGGTGACAGGCGCGCCGAACGCCGCCTTCAACCAGAGGCCGAGGTTCTCGACATCGATCGGCACGACGACATCGCCGTCGGCGGTGACCGCATCCTTGATCGGGGCCAGCGGATCGCGCCCCTGGCCCAGCAGTTCCGAGGCGATCAGGGGTTGTTCAGAGCCAAGCGTAGTGCTGGCAAACGGCACCGTGCGATAGCCCGAGGCGGGTGCGGTGCCGTAGACGGTTTCGAACGCAAGCGCCATCTGCGCCCGCGCCCCATGGGCTCGTGCCATCGTGTTCTCCTGTCGTGAGTGGGGGTCAGGCCAGTGGATCGGCCGTGGAATAGTGCAGAATGACCGGTATCACCGCCGCCTTCAGGCTGGCGGCACCCTCAATCGGAAGATCAACCGGGCGCGGTGCTTCCGCTTCGACCCAGTCGCAGAGGCCGCTCAGTGTGCGGTCGGCGGCAAGTGCCGCGCCTATGCTGGCGCAGAGCGTGTCGAAGGCGGCGTCACGGGCAGCACCCTGCACAACCGCCTCGATCTCGGTCCGGTGCTGGTAGTGGTAGCGGAGTGGCGACAGCGTGACCTCGGGTTCTCCCGGTTCCCCATCGCGCAGGATCAGTAGTCCAGCGCCGGGCACGCGCTCGGGCAGCACGTCACCGCGCAGGGCCGTGGCGGGCAGCGCCGAGAGCCGCGCGTGCAGCGCGGCGAGGATGGTTTCGCGGGGAGTGGGCATGGCGACGCTCGGGACCGTTCTTGCAAAATTAATGCCTGCAGGCTATATAGCTTCCAAGACATGAGGACCGAATGCCCTGGACCGTTTCCTTCGCCGACGAGTTCGAATCGGAATTCGACGCACTCGACGCAGAGGTTCAGGACGCGATCCTCGCGCGGATGCTGCTCCTGGAACGTGAGGGGCCATCGCTCGGACGACCGCATGCCGACACCCTGACCGGGTCGAAGCACGCAAACATGAAGGAATTGCGCTGCACGGCCGCCGGTGGCGTCTGGCGCATCGCCTTTGCATTCGATCCCGACCGACAGGCGATCCTGCTTGTCGGCGGGGACAAATCGGGTGGCAGCGAGAAGCGTTTCTACAAGCAGCTGATCGCCCGGGCCGACGACCGGTTCGACCGCCATCTGGCACAACGGAAAGGATGACGACCATGGCACGGACCCTTCAGGACAAGCTGGCGACCCTCGATCCCGCCCGTCGCGCCGGGATCGAAGCCGAGGCCGCCCGCCTGCACACCGAATATCTGACCCTGCAGGAACTGCGCAAAGCCAAGGCTCTGACGCAGGTGCAACTGGCCGAAACCCTCGGCATCCAGCAGGCGACGGTCGCAAAGTATGAACGCCAGAGCGACCTGCTCCTGTCGACGCTCACCAGCTATGTCCGCGCGATGGGCGGTTCGCTGAAGCTGATGGTCGAGTTCCCCGGCAAGGCCCCCATCGCACTGGAAGGGTTGGGCGATACCGAAGAACCCAGCCGACGTCGGCGCGGACGGGAAACAGCCGCAGCGCGACCCTGAGAGTCATCTAGCATCCACCCAGTTCGCCACGATCAGCCCCGGCACACCGTCCGCCGCCCTCTCGGCATCCCGCGCGAGATCCAGCCGCTTCGGCAGCTTCACCTGCGGCACCAGAAGGAAGATCGGCGCGGTGACGACGCCCCGGCCGGTTTTCGACTTTGACGCTACGGCGCGGCCCTTGGTGTTCAGCCGCCCCTCTGCCACCAGGAGGCTCGGCCCCCTGCGGCGATAGATGAACCGAAGGCGCAGACCAGTGCGGCGTTCCCATTCGCCGGGGGTAATCCGGCCACCGCGCGTGGATTTGCCAGCCGCTGGCGTCGGGATCGCGAGCCACAACCCGTTCTTCGAGCGGATCAGCGGGCCGGTGTCATGCGCGCCAATGATCACCGGGGCGTTCGACCAGACCAGTGCCGCCGCGTTCAGGCTTTCACCGGACTTCGGGAAACTGGCGGAGCGGATTGAGTTGGCGAGGCGTGTACCCAGCCCCGCGCCGGTGATTTGGGTGCGCCAGGCGGATTTCAGGCCGGTGCCAGCCTCGCGCATCGCGGCAGTGACAGCGCGTTCGCCCGCTGCGACCTCGGCCGCCATCAGGGCGACGATGTCGGGATCTATGGCGAGTTTCAGTTTCATGGCCATCACGCCGGATGCAGTTCGACAGTCCAGACCAGCCGCTCGCGATCACGGACGGGCTCGCCCTGAATGAGGAATGCGTCGCCGTCGATCTCGATCCGGTCACCGGGGCGCGGGATTGGCACCTCAGCCACGCGCAGGTCGATGCGGGTGGTCTCCGACCACAGCCGCGCATCGCCGAAGTCGGAGACGGCATCGGCACGGCGTGCAACGACGCGCACAAGAACGGGCGCGCCGCCTTCGGCAATGTAGACCGCATCGCGCCCCACGTTTGGATCGGCAAAGAGCGCGCCGACAGCGGCGGCGAAAGCACTCATCAGAACGCGCCGTTCAGCCGAACGCGGCCGATCAGGTCAGCGGCACCGCCTGCCACTGCCTCGGTCGCTACGCCGATCAGCGTGTTCGAGGTCAGGGTCTTGGTCGTGTTCTTCGCCGTGTTGTCCCAGTAGATCTTGTCGCCAGCGGCCCATGCCTGCGAGGCAACCTTCTTCAGATCGTAGACGCCGACGAGCGCGGTTTCGACCGCTTCGCCAAGGGCGGCGGTGCCTGCAGCGACGCCGAAGATGGAGCCGACGAGCAGGCCATCGCCGGAGGTGACGGCATAGGGCGCGGTCAGGGTGATGGTCTTGCCGGGCTGGACGTAGTTTTTCATCGGGGTGATCCTTGTGGAAAGACGAAGGGCGGCCCGTCAGGACCGCCCGTGTGTCAGGGTTCAAGATGGGGCGCGAGTTACGCGCCCGGGTTCTTGTAGAGGCCGCGCCAGTCGATGGCCTTGGCGCCGAAGTCGAGGCGGCACTTGATCTCCACCCCGTCCACATCGAAACCGTTGCGGGTCTCGATATAGGCACCTTGCTGCCCCTCCAGATAGGCATATTCGATGGTGTCGATCTGGTTCGGGCTTGCCGCCAGATACCACGCGGTCGGGCTTGCGGCATCAAGGCGGGGCTCGCTGATGGGCGAGAGCGTCCGGATCGACTGCGGCACCACCTTGGTGCTGTCGGCGGGTACGAGGTTCTGCGCCACCAGCTGCTCGGCCTTGAGTTCGAGGGCAGCGGGTACGATCAGGAAGGCCGGGCGGATATTCAGCACGGTCTTCTTGTCGAACCCTGTTTGCAGCGCCATCGCCGCCCGGGCCGCCCCCACCGCATCGACCGCCAGCGCCGTGCCGGTCCCGGCTAGGTTCTTGTGGGTGGTGTGGAACAGCGCGTTGCCGTCGGCCATCGCCGGGTTGGCGGTGATGATGCCCCAGACCACATCCGATTCCAGCTGGGCGATGGAGTTGCCGTACATCGCGGGGATCCGGGTGAAGGCGTCCAGATCGTCATTGATCAGGGTCTGGCGGGTGATCGCGACCACCCGGCCATAGGTCTTGACCTTGTAGCTTTCCTTGCTCTCACCGAGCGTGCCGCGCTTGAACTCGCCGCTTTCGCCGACTTCGAGCAGCTGGGGCGCTTCGCCGAGTTGCACGCGGTTCATCGCCTTGAAGTCGGTGGCCAGCACCTGGCGGCAGAACAGCATGAAGGTGCGGGGATAGGTCTCGTAGGCTTGTCGCAGGGTCTTGTTGGTGACGGCCGACAGGATTTCAGGGAAGTCGGAGGTCGAATGCAGCGAGCGCGTCGCCACCTCGTCGCGCGACAGGCCACGCGTGTTCACCCCCGCATTGGTCAGGCTTTCGCGGGCCAGTTCGAGGAGCGACATGCCGCGGTACTGGCGGGCAGAGTCGTCCAGCTGGAACAGCGTCGGGCTGTAGCGGTGCAGCAGCGCGTTGGCCACGGCGTCGCGGCGGGTCACGCGTTCGTCGCGGCCGCCGAGGGGGATCGAGACATGCGGGAAGGTGCGGGTTTCGTCGGATTTGGCGGCGACCTGATCGAGGATCAGACGACGGGATTCATCGACGCTGACGCCACGCTTGACCAGATCCTCGGCAAAGCCGCGCTCGAGGTTCAGACGGCCTGCCAGATCGTAGATGGTGGAGACGCGGTCGCGTTCACCCTCGCGCGCCCGGGTGGCGATGGCTTCGGTGTCGGGCGGGGTCGCCGGGGCGGCCTGCGGCAGCGCGCGCGTTTCGTTGGCGCGGGCCTGCGGCTCCGAAGCGACATTGGTGGGGGCGGTCATCTGGGTCTCCTCGGTCGCATGGGGTTCGGCAGCCGCTGCGGCCGGGGATGGGGTCGGGTCGGTCATCGGGGATGCTCCTTGTCGTGGGTTGGAAGCGTCCCGGCGATGAAGGACGCAGTCGTGAAGGGATTGCTGGGTGCGGAAACCGGCGGCGGGGTCGGCTCCGACCGGCACGGCGGAGACCTCGAAGGGCGTCCAGTCGACCGCGCGCCAAAGCTCGCGGCCGCCATCGGGCTTGGAGACCTCGAAGCGGTGAACTTGGTAGCCGATGGACACCGCTCGGATGTGCCCGGCCTGAATGTCGCGCCAGATCGGTTCGACATCGTCGCGTTCGCTGATCCGGACCAGTGCGATGCCCCGTCCGTTTTCAAGGCGGGCCGAACCGGGGACGACAGAGCCAATGACGGCATCCAGCGCGCCCAACTCGTGCACCTTCAGGAACGGTGCGCCCGCGTTCAGCCGTTCCAGCCGCACATGGGCGGGGTCGAGGCTGAGTTCCTCGTCATAGGGTTCACCAAAGAAGCTGGCGCGGCGGACGCGGGCCCCAGTCGACCAGACCACCTCGACGGTACGGGCGGCCGCATCGGCCGTGTTTGGCGCAAGCTCCGCCGTCCGGCGCATGGCCGGCAGTTCGATCATCGTGTCCATGGGGTCAGTCCTGTTGGGCGGCGTCGGGTTGCGCCGGGTCGTCTTCGGGGTCGGCGGCCGGATCGCTCGTTTGCGCGCTGCCAGTTTTCGTAACACGGCGCGGGTCGCTGTCGAGGACCAGCCCCAACGCATCCAGCTTGGCGTTGGTCGCGGCGATTTCCGCCAGCACGGCGTCTGGGTTGCGACCCTGCCGGGCGATCACCTCCGCCAAAGTCATGGTGCCCGAGCGGATCGACAGCAGGTTGGCCATCGCGTCTTTCTGCGGATCGACGGCTTCGAACTTCGGCGGTGACCATTCGACCGGCACGTCCGGTGTCGGGATCTGCCCCGCTGCCCATGCGGCTTCGGTGAACCAGCGCCAGACTGGGGCACAGAACATCGGGATGAACAGCTGCCACTGCACCGCATCGATCTGGCGGCGGAACTCGACCAGCCCGGCGCGGATCGAGGAATAGTTGACCTGGCTGAGATCGCCGGTCAGCAATTCATAGGGTACCCGGAACCCCGCCGAGATCGTGTGGAGGTTCGCCCGCTTGTATTCGCCATAGCCGCCGGTGGCCGAGGGCTGGTTGAAGCGGATGTCCTTGCCGCCGCGTGCGTACGCAATCAGCCCCGGCTCGAACTGCTCGACCCGGTTGCCATCGGCATCGACCACGGTGGGTGCGATGCCCTGCTGGGATTCGTCGTCGCCAAAGACGATGGCGGTGACACAGGCCTCGGTCTTCTTGCGGACCAGTTCCGCCACCTCGTAGTCGTCGAGATCGCGCAAGGAGCGGATCACCGGCGCACCCCATGGAACGCCGCGCGCCTGCGTGCGCTGCTTTTCATAGACATGGGCGATCTCGGTCGCAGGGACCGGGCGGCTGTCGAGGCCGCCGCGCAAGGCACCATGCGCATCGCCGGGGTGTTCGGGATGCAGCCAATAGGCGCGACGTTTGCCGACCGGGTCGAACTCGATGCCCTGCACGATGCGCCCCGCCGCGACGTTGCTGGACTTGGTGGCGTCAAGAAAGTCTGCCTCCAGCACCTGCAATTGCAATGGCACCGGCAAACCGTCCGACGACCGGCGCAACCTGCGCCGCACCAGCACCTCGCCCGCCTCGACTATTTCGCGGCAGATCAATGTCTGCAGGCCGTAGAAATCCAGCTGGCCATCGGCATCGCAATCGGCCGTCCAACGTTCGAACAGAGCATCGACCTTGCGGTCCAGCTTGTCATCGCCGCTCGCGGCCCGGGGCATGATGCCGCTACCCACGATGTTATTGACCAGCACCGCCACCGCCTTGGCCGCATGTGGATTGTTGCGCACCAGATCGCGCATCCGGTCGCGCAGCAGCGCACCGGCGACGCCGATCTCGGTGTCGGCCGAGGATCCCGGCGCACGCCAGCCGTCTGTCCGCCGCCCCTTGGACGCACCGTCATAGCCGCGCGTCAGGGTCTCGAAGGCCTGCCGTGCCAGCACGCGCCGGGCCGCCATGCGCGGTGCGACCGAGGCGATGGCATGGTCCATCCAGTTCGCGGACATCAGCGATCCCCGCGGGAGAAGCCCGCCAACCCAGCCACAGGCAGCGGCCTTGCGGTCCCCGCAATGGCCCGTTCGATGGTCCGGATTCTGCCCAGCAGATCCTCGGCCGTGCCATAGTCGACGGATTTGCCGTCATAGCTGACCCGGGTCGTGCCGCTGGCATAGGCCCGGCGCAGCGCGGCCAGTTCGGTTTCCGTCCAGTCTGCCATGTCAGAACCATCCTCCGCGTCGGCCAAGCCAGTCCGACTGTCGTTTCCCTTGCGGTGCGGCCTGCGGTCGGTTCACCCGTCCTGCGCCATCGATTTCCGTTGGCGCGGCCCCGAGTTGATCCTCGAGATCGCGCCATTTCTCATCCGTCCAGCGATCCGCGCCCGCGATCCAGGCGGCGGCTCGGGCATAGACCCGGCAATCCAACGCCTCATTGCGTTCGCGCAGCTTCTGCCATTCCAGCCGGGCAAAGCCGCGCTTGGTGCGCACCGTCACCAGCTGTTCGGCCACAAACTGCTTCAGCCATTCGTTCTCGACCCAATGCGGCAGATGGACCGAACCGGGCGGGAATGCCGCCCCCTCGGCCATGTCTTCCTCGGTCGGACGTTCCAGCCGCAAGAAGCGGTAGGTTTCGGCCTTGAAGGTCGACACCGCCACGGTCCAGAGCCGTGCGCCGCGCCGCAGGCGTTTGCCGCCTTCGGTCGCATCGACAAAGGTCGGACCCGACACGGGGCTCGACCGATTGAACCCTTCGACACCCTTGACCGGCGACACCTGCCCGAAGCCTTGCGCCCGCGACCAGGAATAGACCGCCGGGGCCTCGTAGCCCGTGTCGATGGCGAGCCGCGCGATCCTGAGATGCACGCCGCGTTCGTGCGGCCAGGACCGGTCCAGCAGTGCTGTCAGTTCCGACCACGCGTCGTGCCGGTCCGGCCCGCCCTCGATCACAACGTGATCGACCAGCCAGCTTTCCAGACCGCGACCCCAAGCCCAAACATCGACCTCGATCCGGTCCTTCTGCACATCGGCCCCGGCGGTCAGGAACAACCCGCCCGCTGGCACCATGCCGGATTTCCAACGTTCGCGCCGGTCGTAGAGCCTTTGCCAGTCTGGCGCTTCCCCGGTTTCGACCCATGTCTCGCCAAGGATCGTGTTGCGAAACGCCTTGATCGCTTCGTCCGACCCTTGGGTCGCTTCCCATGATCGCACGATCCGCTCCCAACTCAACCAGCCGATCGGCGAGTAGAGCGCCGAAAGGTGATACCCGACCGTGGTCGGATCTGAGGCAACGGCGGTCGCCCGCCATTCGCCCGCTTCCAGCATCGCCGTCTTGTGGTGTTCCGCGATGGGCGTCTCGCAGCCCTCGCAGTGATATTCCGCCGTTTCCGGCTTGCCCTTCTGCCAGCGCAGCCGGTCGAACTTCAGCCACTGCATCGCCCCGCAATGCGGGCACGGCACGAAGAACCGGCGCTGATCGCTGGCCTCGTATTCCCGCTCGATCCGGCTCAGCCCCCGGATGGTGGGGGTTGAGACCAGGAAGACCTTGCGCCGGTGGGCGAAGGTCAGGGACCGGGCTTCCGCCAAGGTGACCGGATCGCCTTCCTCGTCGGCGGAAGCCGGATAGGCATCGACCTCGTCGAGAAAGATGTAGCGCGCTGGGGTGGACCGCAGCCCGACCGCCGAGTTGGCCCCGGTCATGATCAGGATGCCGCCCGCGAATTCCTTGGACAGCATGGTATTGCCCGCGTCGCGCGACCGCGCCGGTTTGACCCGCTCCCGCAGGTCTGGGCTTTCGTCGATCAGCGGGTCGATCCGCTGGCGCGAGTTGCGCTTGGCCAGTTCCACCGTCGGCTGGACCGCCAGCATCGGCCCCGGTGCCTGGTGGATGGCAAAGCCGATCCAGTTGTTGCCTGCCTCGGTCGCCCCGACCTGTGCGGCCTTCATGAACACGATCCGCTGCATCACATCGCCGGGCGACAGCCGGTCCATGATCTCGCGCATGTAAGGCGTGCGCCCCGTGCGATACCTCCCCGGCTCGGCCGAGGCGCGGCCCGAGAGCATCCGGTGCCGGTCTGCCCATTCCGAAACGGTCAGGTCGGGGTCAGGCCGCAGCCCGCTGCCCCAGGTGCGCAGGATTTCTGCTGCGCCGTCGAAATCCGTCAGGTCGTCGCCAGTTTCACCGGAAGTCAGGCCGGACCTCGGCAAGCTCAATGAGGTGGGCGCGTACATGTTTTTCCAAGGCCTTCTGCATCGCGGCCGGTTCGACCCCCAGTTCTGCCGCCATCAGCGCCGACGACCGCGCGGGCCAGTTCACCCACGCGTCCCGCACCTCTCGCGCCAGGCGGAACACGAGCGATAGCGCCCGGGCCCGCTCGATCAACTCCCCCTTCAGCTTTTGCAGACGGATGCGCCGCTCCTGCGCCTTCAGCACCTCGTTGGCAGTTTTCGCCTGTAGATAGGTCGTGCCGCCGCCAACCACTGGCACTGCCAGACCCTGCTCGCGCAGAGTGTCGCCGACGGCTGCGACGGCGGCCTCGGGCACCGGCCGCAACTTCAGTTCAGGTGGCTTCCGGGTTTTCGACGGATCGGTGGTTTCCACCCGGCGCGCATCGCTGGCCTCGACATCGATGCTGCCATCGGCGAGGAGCACCAAGCGTTCAGCCGCCTTCGCTTTCTGGATCGCGCCCCGCGACAGCCCGACATGCGCGGCGTACTGGCGCTCGCTCATGCCCTGCATCGACAGCTCCAATTATCATTCAAGATCATGCGCTTATCTCGTTGATAAGCGTCGCGGACGGAGCGAACGTCACTCCGACAAAGCGATGCAACTCACTACGGAGCCACCAAGATGACCCGCCGCGCGACTGACAACACGAAAGCCCTCGATGCGTTCATCACCGCGAAGACCGAGATCGACGCGATGCTGGCACGCCTCGCTGCCCTCAGCGCCGACCATTTCGAAACCAGCCCCGACGAGATCCACTGGGGGCACGTTGGCACCCTGAACCACTACCGCACCAAGCTGCGCGAGATCACCGACAGCGCCTTCAAGGAAGGCGAACACGCCGAGTGATTGAGCAAACCATCGCGCCAGCCCCGCATTGCGGGGCTCGACCTCGTAGGATGGCCCGCATTCCGCGGGCCCCGATGTGGAGACGATGATGACCCAGCTTTCCGACACCCAAGCCCTGATCCTGAGCGCCGCTGCCCAGCGTCCCGAGCGCATCGCAATGCCGCTGCCCGAGAGCTTGCGCGGTGGGGCCGCCGCCAAGGTGGTCGGCGCGATGATTGCCAAGGGGCTCCTGCAGGAAGTCGATGCCGACCTGCGCAAGGGCGAACCCATGTGGCGCGAAACCGGCGACGGCCACGGCACCATGCTGGTCGCCACCGACGCAGGCCTCGCCGCCATCGGCATCGAGCCGGAGGGCGCAAACACCGCGCCCGTGGGCGCGACGGACGCGCCGACAGAAGGGCCCGCGCCCGAGACCCCCAGCCAACCAGACGCCGCGCCCAAGGCGCGTACGCTGCGCGAGGGCACCAAACAGGCCACGCTGATCGCCATGCTGCGCGCACCGGACGGTGCGACCATCGAGGAGATCATGGCGGCGACGGGCTGGCAGTCGCATACGGTGCGCGGCGCGATGGCTGGGGCGCTGAAGAAGAAACTCGGACTCGAGGTTACCTCGGAGAAGGTCGAGGGGCGCGGGCGGGTCTACAGGCTTCCCGCCGCCTGACCCCGCGACGAAATCGTTGCGCCGCCGCACAGAGGGGGACAAAGTGTATTTGTTGCCGTGCCGATGCAGCATTCGGCCTTGACCATATCAGAGGTGCCATGCTCTCGTTTGAACGTGCAGGCGGCGAGGTGGAAGGCATGAGTGACAGTACAAATGTTATTGGCGGTTTGGTCGTTTGGGCGGTCATTGGATACTGTTGGTGGAACTGGGACGAAGTTTCCCAGAAGATTGGAGCCTTCATGAAAAGCGAGTTGGCGGCTTGTGAGGTTCAAGGTCAATCTGCCCGCCACGAGGTATTCCTGACTGGCCAAGGTGAGGCTGATGCTGGAATAATCGTTGAAGTGGTGATAAGGAAGACCGAGGAAGCCGGCAATGTTACTGTCAGGACTATGGTTTCTTCAACTGAGGGGAACATCGAAAAGGAGCGCACTGTTACAATGGCTTTGAATGCAATCGAACGCGTGTCGTTGGCTTTTCCTGAACTAACGATCAATGCTAACGATATTCGCTATTCATCCAATTGCCGAACCTTTTAAGGTGTCTTGGCCAGATATTTTGCCATTTCTAGGCACTATTGAATCAATATCACGTTGGTGACGGCCTCGACCAGCGACATGACGCGCGACTGCTTCATCCCGCCACCTCATCCATCGGCCAGCAATTCAGCCGCCAAAGCTCTGAGCGCATGCGCCGCAACCAGCGGGACCACGCCGTTGCCACAGAGGCGAAGCCGGTCCACCCGGTGGGCCAGCCCATCAGCGCCTCGACGAACAGCGGGTTCAAGGACCGGCGCGCATCGGAGGTATCGCTCCCAGCCATCGGCGTCACCAGGACCTGGCGGCCAAGCAAGCCGTTCACCGGCGTGTTCGCCAAGGTCGTCGCCCCGTCCTTGTGATCGCGCGCCGTCGGCGTCATCCACATCCCGGCCGCATGGGTCAGATCGGCCGTCCTGCGGTTGCCCGCGCTCGGTTTGCAGCCGTCGTTCGCCATCGGCGTCGGCCAGTCCCGCGCCATGCGGTCCAGACCCTTCTCGTCCTTCCGCTCGCCACCCCGGCTGCGGAAACTGTCGATCTGCGGCGTCGGCCATAGGGCTGCCGTCGTCGCGAGGTTCATGCCGTGCTGCCCCGCCTCCTGCGAGGGCGTGGGCTTGGACTGCCGGTTCTCGTTTGCGCTGGCCCTCGGCGTCGGCCAGAAGCGCAGCATTTCCGTCCGGTTCCCGCCACTCGACCGGGTGCCAGAGCAGGCGCGCGGGGTCGGCCAGGTCGTCCCCCTCGCGGATGGCAAGGATGAACAGCCGCTCGCGCTTGTGGGGCGCACCGACTTCCGCCGCCGTGAAGAGGCCTGCCGCAAGGCGGTAGCCCATGCCGACCAGTCCGCTGGCGACTTTGGGGAAGCCGAGGCGGAGATGATGGGCGACATTCTCGAGGAAGACGAACGACGGCTCAACCTCGCCGATGATGCGGGGCGACCTGGGGCCAGAGAGCTCCCAAATTGATGTGCTAATTGTTGTAGACTACGCCGATCCTTGCCGCACATACACCACGCGCATTAAGCGTAATGGACTCAAAATCAATGTTGGAAGTGAGAATTTCTCCGACGATGGGCAAGTGACGAATTCGTGGATATCTACTGACAACTTCATCTACCGTACACGAACACATTTGCTGGCCAGTATCGAAAGGAAGACCCGAAACGGCCACACCCCGCTGGCAGCGGTTGAGCAAATCACCCTCCAATCTATTCGCCTTTACAATGTACCCGAACCCCAAAAACGCAACAATTGCGCAAGCACCCCAAAGATAAGTTTTTTCCATCGTGGCACCGATTGCTGCGCTCTAAGTCTAAGATGTCGTGGATGTTCCGCGGTTTCAAGCGAAATTGTGGGTTGTTGTTTTTGTAACGGTTGCACAATTGCCAAGCCGCTCGGCCTTCACGCTCGCGAAGGTCCGGCCATCGCCGTCGAGGATCGCGTCACGGCCGGTGTCGGCCTGCCAGCGTTCGACTGCCACGTCGATGTAGGCCGGGCTGATTTCCATCGCGAAGACGCGGCGACCATTCGCTTCGCCCGCCATGATCTGCGACCCGGAGCCGCAGAACGGCTCATAGCAAAGCCCGCCCCGCGCCACATGCTGGCGCATCGGGATCCCGAACGCATCGAGTGGCTTCGGCGTCGGGTGGTCGGGCCGCTCGTCCTTGGCGAAGCTGGGCAACGCCCATGTCGATGGCAGGGTTTCTTCGGCCACCTTTGGCGGGCGGTTCGGCCTACGCCAGCCCATGAAGCAGGGCTCGTGTTTCCACAGGTAATGCGACCGGGTCAGAACCCCGCGGTCCTTCACCCAGATGATCTGCTGATGGACGAAGGCACCGGTCTTTTCCCAACACGCCTCCAGCATCGCCTGGCGGCGCGAGGCGTGCCAGCAATACCAGGCGGCATTTTCGGCGATGGCCTCCGCCACGGCGGCCGCGATGAAGCCGTCGTAAAGCTCGGCCCCCTGCGAACTGTCATCCCAGGTCGTGCCATAGGACGCGGACCAATCCTTGTTGCGGGTCGGATGGTTCGAGCCGTCGTAGTCGACGAGGTATGGCGGGTCGGTCGCGAACAGGATCGCCCGCTCGCCATTCATCAGGCGGCGCACGTCGGCCGCGCTGGTGCTGTCACCGCAGAGCAGACGGTGATCGCCAAGGATCCATAGATCGCCGGGTTGCGACGCCGGGTTGCGCGGCGGTTCGGGGATGGTCACCGGCGGCATGGAGCCCCCGGCGCCACCTTCTTCACCGTCCCCCTCCGGCACGAAGGCCAAGATCTTGTCCAATTCGCCATCGGAGAAACCGACATGCGAAAGGTCGTAGTCATCAGCGAGCAGGTCGTTCAACTCCGCCGAAAGCCGCGCCTCGTCCCACTCGGCCCAGTTGGCGGATTGGTTGGCAAGCAACCGGAACGCCCGAATCTGGGTTTCCGACAACTCGTCCGCCAGGACCACCGGCACAGTTGCAAGGCCCAGCAGCCTTGCTGCCTTGAGCCGGAGATGCCCATCGACAACCAGCCCGTCGCTGCGCGCGACAATCGGAATGCGGAAGCCGAATTCCACGATGGCCTGCGCCATCCGGTCAACAACGTCATCGTTCTTGCGCGGGTTGCGGTCGTATTCGATCAACCGGCCGATGGGCCAGTCTTCAAGCTGCAGCGCGGTGTTGAGCATCTGATTTCAGGGCCTTGAGCTTGTGCAGGGCTACGGTCCGCATGGCATGGATGCTGCAGAACAGAACCAGTTTGGTGACCGGGATCGGCGGTGCCGCCGCCTCGACGTCGTGAAAAACCGCCTCGACCCGCTTGTGGCAGGCGCGGCAGAGCGGGATGAGGTTGGTCTGCGAATTGTCCCGCGTGAGGCGGAACGGAATGATGTGGTGCACCTGCAGGTGCTTTCGCCCGCCGCAGCAGGCGCAGAACGGTGTCAATCGCAGCGACTCACGTCGAACGATGGTCCAGCATGATCCGCGGCCGCGAATGCGGGGCGTGCGGCAGAGGTGACGCTCGTAGCAGGGTCGCGAACAGAAGCGTCCGCTGGAATTGCACTTGCCCGACAGGATCGACCGCGCGATGCGAAACGCTTTGCTGCAAGTCGCGCAGGTCCGCTCAGTCGATTTGGCGGCGGCCCGGCATCCCCGGCTGCAGAACTTCTGGCGGCTGCTTGGTGGTGCCGCAAATTCGATCCGGCAGTGCTGGCACGTTTCCCGGTTCCTCCCTGCCGATTTCTGGTCGCGCCCCATTTCCATCGTCGAACGGGTCGCGCAGCGTTTGCATCTCGGCGAGGCGTTGTCGGCCCTGACCTCATCGACCTTGCCGCAATCCGGGCAACTGCGAAGACGCATCCCCCGGTTTCTCGCCACCGAAAGCCGATCCGATGCCGGGACCATCGCTGGCGCGTCGATCGCATCGGGCGCGAGGGTCATGCGGGTTCCTGTCGGCTATTTGCAGCATGGGCCGGGTGGATACCCTTGGCTTCCGGGCTCCGGGGTCCGGACTGGACTCCACGCGGGGTCCAGCGGTCACCAGGGGTGTCCAAGTTCAAGGGTTTGATTTTGCAGTGTTTCAGGCGAGTTCAGGCGGCGGTGGCTTCCGGGTGGCTTCCCAAAAATCGAGGCCTGTCGCTAGCGATGTGCCGCGCTTCGCCCGCCAGCATACGAATATGGCCAGGAAGGAACCAGAAATCAGTGGGTTAGCGGGATGGACCCCGTTTGGACCCCGCCCGGACCCCGGAAACCAGACCGAAATCCAGCCGCATCCGCCCAAAAGCAAAGGGGAGAGCGAACCCTTCGGCGCACTCTCCCCATCTTGCCTTCGGAATAGCACGAACATGTTGCAGATGTCGAAGGGAAAAGTGTTGCAACACATTGGAGTCGCTCACGCATTCAGTCGCGCCGCAATCTTGGTCAGCGCCAGCTGCCAGCGCCGCCATGCTGTGGTGCGGTCGCAGCCCATCTCGCCGCTGATCTGCTTCCACGGCACGCGGGCGGCGCGGGACCAGACCAGCTTGCGCTCGGCCTCCTCGATCCACAGCACCCAGTCCGAGGTCTGCTCCAGCCGGGTGATGGCTGCGGCCGACGGCCAGACCCGCATCGGCTCGGGCTCCATCGCGGCGATCTCGCGGCTGGTGCGGACGATCTGTGGCCAGGCGTTGAAGAACCCCTGCGCCCTCACCGGCGGCAGCTTGCGCAGGGTGCGGAACGCCTCCTCGAAATGTTCGGCCACACAGTCTGCCGTCCAGATGCGGTCAGCCATGGCGAACCTCCTTTCCCAACGGGCGTCGCCCGTAAAGCTTCTCGCCAAGTTGGCGGACCAGTTCGCGTTCCGGCCATGTCAGCCGCTGATCATCGGCGGACACCGCCAGCACGCCCTGTTCGCGCCATCCGTCGCGCTTGACCTCATCGGGATCGCGGCGCTGACCGCCGTAACCGTGGGGATGCCACCTCATGCGACACCCCCGTTCGTTGCGATGGCCCAGAGCAGAAGCGCGATGGCATCGGCTTCGTTGTCGTCGGCGGGGCTGAAGCCACGAGCGCGGGCGGCGGCGATCATCG